AACAAAATTCACTTGACAAGAGATAGTGATTTGGGATAATTGAGACTCCAATTTTTAACTTGCAAGGAACAAAAAATGGGATATTATGGAATGGAAAAAGAGCCTAAAGGGGCTAAGTCATCAGATAGAACTGGTGAAAAAATGGGTTTAGAGTCTGGTGTAAACAGCACAAAAGGCACAAAAGGCATGACTGGCGAAAAGATGCCTAAAGGCGTTAACGCAAGTGATATGTCTGGTGAGCGCAAAGCTAAACTAGTCGGTGGTGTAGGCATGGGTAAAGCAGACACAATCGGTATGCGTGATGGCAGCCACATGGGTAAAAATGATGGTCGTACTGGTGAGTTCAACACTGGCTCAAAAGAGTCTGAGTGTTATGTTCATGAGAGAACACCACATATCCAAGACACTATGTGAAAAGCGAAATACCCCAAAGATTCGTGGTCTAAGGGGTATCTCTAATCAACCCAAATAATAAGGATTTGAATTGACTGCTCAACATTGTAAGACTTGTAGATATTTTTCCCAAGAGGGATTTAGGGAAATGGGTGTTTGTAAAAGATACCCTACTTTCCAAAACAGAAATAGCACAGATTGGTGTGGTGAACATAATCCAATTTTGGCAACCACAATAACATTGCCTAAAGTTGATTTAGAGCTAGGTGTTGTTATGAACCCAGCAATAGACCAGGCAGAAAAGAAAAAGCCTGGCAGACCAAAATTAAGTGGGAGGCAAATCCCATGAAACCCATAAAAGACAAGATTATTGTTAGACCTATTCCTAGAATACAGTCCACTTTATATGTCCAGACTGCTGAGGCAGACACAGTAGGACATATTGTGGCAGTTGGGGATGAGGCAGAGGCTGAAGGTCTAAAAGTAGGGGATAAGATATATTTTGGCACTTTGGCAAAAGATTACAAAGATGAATACTTAAAGTACCATAACTTTAAAGATGGTGATGAAAAGCTATTAGTAATGTCTTGGCAAGATGTTTGTTTTATTGAGGAGCAAGAATAATGGCAAAGACTGGACTGTACGCTAATATCCATGCAAAGCAGGAAAGAATAAAAAAAGAAAAGGCTGAGGGCAAACCAGTTGAGAAGATGAGAAAGCCTGGTTCTAAAGGTGCTCCAACTGCTGATGCATTTAAACAATCTGCAAAGACTGCCAAAAAATGACTAAAAAACATGACAAACCAATAGAGCACAAAACAACAGGAAAGGGTAAAACATACAACCCTACTGAGAAAGGTGCTGGTATGACTGCAAAAGGAAGGGCAGAATACAATAAAAAGAATGGATCAAACCTAAAGCCTCCTGCTCCAAACCCCAAAACAGAGAAAGATGCTGGTAGAAAGGCATCATTTTGTGCGCGGATGGAGGGAGTTGTAGCCAAAGCTAAAGGTCCTGCTGAAAGGGCTAAAGCATCACTTAAGAACTGGAACTGTTAACATGCCACTCAAAAAATCCACATCACCTAAAGCATTTAAAGAGAATATCAAGACTGAGGTAAAAGCAGGTAAGCCCATTAAACAGGCTGTTGCAATTGCCTACAGTGAAAAGAGAGAAGCTGAAAAAGCCAAGAAAAAGAAATGAAAGCTAGTCTAGCAGTCCATCTATTAATAGCACTTGGCTTTGATGAGCATTTGTTCATGAAATGGCAAGCAGGCAAAAACCCCAGCTATACCAAAAAAGGTACAGGCAGAAAACACCAACAAGGAAAGAAAAAATGATATTTGAACATGAAATCCAAGATGTAAACTTAATAATTACTAGCCTTGAGCACAAAATCAGGGATATGCAAATATTAGTTCAGAAATTAATGGCAAAAGCTAGTGAACAAATGCCTGTTCAAAACCAATTAAATCCAGTAGCTGAGACACCAACAAATGCAAATCCAACAGTACAAAGTTGAAGACTTAATTCCTTACGTTAACAATTCAAGGAAACATTCAGACGAGCAAGTGGCCCAAATAGCTGCAAGCATTAAAGAGTTTGGGTGGACTAACCCGATACTAGTTGATGGGGAAAAAGGCATTATTTCTGGACATGGCCGTTTAATGGCTGCTCGAAAATTAAAAATGTCTGAAGTGCCGGTTATTGAACTTACACATTTGACAGAAACACAAAAAAAAGCATTAATTATTGCGGACAATAAATTAGCGTTAAATGCGGACTGGGATAATGAATTACTTACAATTGAATTAAATGAATTACTTGCTGATGGTTTTGCATTAGATATTCTTGGTTTTAATCAGTTTGATTTAGATCAAATTTTTATGTCTGAGGAAGAATTAAAAGAAGATAATCCATATACAACTAATATTAATACACCTAGTTATGAACCAGTTGGTGAAAAGCCTTCATTAGATGAACTTTATGATGATGAAAAGGCAATGGATTTAATAACTACAATTCAAGTTAGCAAATTAAGTAATAAAGAAAAGCAATTTTTAATGTCAGCAGCTTCTCGTCATATTGTATTTAATTACGAAAAAATAGCTAATTTTTATGCTCATTCATCTAAAGAATGTCAACAATTAATGGAAGATAGTGCATTAGTAATTATTGATTTTAATAAAGCTATTGAAAATGGTTTTGTTAAGTTAACAAATGAAATTAATGAAATGTTTGATATTGATGAAGATGAATAATGAATATACATTTGTTAGACATGGTCAAACTTTTTGGAATAAAAATGGAATTATGCATGGTCAATTTGATATTCCATTAAATTATACGGGAATCAAACAGGCAAAAGAAATTGCAAATGAGTTAAAGCATGAACATTTTGACTTGTGTTTATGTTCACCTTTAAAAAGAGCAAAATTAACGGCATATAGTATTTTGCAATATCATAGGAATACAAAGATTTTTTATGACAATAGATTAATGGAATTAAGTAAAGGATTATTAGAAGGGAAACATTTAAATAGTGAAAAACTACTAAAAACTGAAGATCAAAATATTCTTAAAAAGTTTTGCATTGAAAGCAAAAAGCATTTTTATGCAAGAGTTAAAGAATTTATAGATGAAATAGAGAAAAAGTATAAAAATAAGAAAATTTTAATAGTTGCTCATAGTGGAACTATTAAAATGCTATTTTTCTCATTTAATTTTCCAAAAACACAATTGCATAAAGCCTATTATGATCTTCATATTAAAAATTGTAAAGCATATAAATTAAACTCAATCAATTTAAAGGATGAAAAGATGAAGATTGGATTTTTCCCAATGGTCGCAGATATTTTACATTCTGGTCATGTACTATCTTTAGAAGAAGCTAAAAAGCATTGTGACTTTCTTATTGTAGGATTACATTGCAAACCAAATTATAAGAACCCTCAGCAGTCTATTTATGAGCGTTACATGCAACTTAGAGCTGTAAAATGGGTAGATGAAGTAATTCCTTATGAAAATATTGAAAAAGATGCAGATTTATTTGTTTCGCTTGATTATGATGTTTATTTTCTTGGGGAAGATCATAAAACTGATGATTGGGAACTTAAAGATAAAATTGAGCAACTGGAAAAAGAAATTGTTTATTTAAAACGTAAGCACAATTACAGTAGTAGCAAAATTAAAAATGAAAGTAAGTAAAAATTACTTAATTTTCATTCTGACTAATGGTCGGCCTGATAATGTTATTACCTATGCAACTTTACGAAAGTCAGGATATACTGGTCGTATTTTCTTGATCGTGGATGACGAAGATAAGACTAAAGCAGAATATAAAAAGAACTTTCCAGGTGAAGTTATAATTTTTAGTAAATCAGACTATGCTGGTAAGTTTGATATTATGGACAATTTTGGTGGAAATCGTGTTATTGTATTTGCTAGAAATGCTTGTTATGATATAGCTAGAAAATTAGGTTTAGACTATTTCTTTGAATACGAAGACGATTACACGCAGTTTCAATATAGATATGTAGATAAGGATTCATTAAAAGGGATACAAGTTAAAAATTTAGATCAAATTTTAGATGCAATTATTGATTGTTTAGATAAAACAAATGCTACGACCATCGCTTTTGCTCAAGGTGGGGATTTTATTGGTGGGGTTGGATCATTTAAAAACAATACTTTTAAACGTAAAGCAATGAATAGTTTTGTATTCAAAGTAAATGACGACCCTAAAAATGACACAATATTTATTGGAAGAATGAATGATGATGTAAATACCTATTTGACACAAGGCAAAATAGGCAAATTATTTTTTCAAATATCTAATATTTCATTAGTTCAATTAGCAACACAATCCAACTCGGGAGGTAATACAGAAGCCTATAAAGACTATGGAACTTATGTAAAATCCTTTTATAGCGTAATAGCTTCACCAAGTTGTTGCAAAATAGACCTAATGGGAAGAATTAATAAAAGGTTACATCATAAAATTAATTGGAATCATGCTGTACCTAAAATACTTGACCAAAAGTTTAAAAAGTAATAATATACAACTACATTTCCCCTCAATAAAATGATAGAACATATACCCACTGATGAGCAAAGAAGGTTAGTTGAATCAACTAGCGGATTAGGCTTGCCACATGAACAAATAGCCATTCTTGTAGGCATTGATGATAAAACCCTTAGAAAACATTACAGAATAGAGCTTGATACGGGTAAGGCTAAGGCAAATGGCCAAATAGCTAAAACATTATTTAACAAAGCCATATCTGGTGACACAACATCATTAATTTGGTGGACAAAAGCACAAATGAGATGGTCAGAAACTCTAAAGCAGGAGGTTACTGGGCATGATGGTGAAGCATTGCAAGGTTTCCAAATAGTGTTTAAAAATGTTGAATCTAGCTCAAGTTGAATTTCCTGTAAAACTGGAATGTCTGTTTAAAAAGAGCAGATATAAGGTTTTATGGGGAGGCAGGGGAGGAGCAAAGTCTTGGGGAATTGCTCGAGCTTTGCTTATCTTAGGCACAAAAAGCCCATTGCGCATATTATGTGCTCGAGAGTTTCAAACTTCAATCAAAGATTCAGTACACAAATTATTAAGTGACCAGGTGGTTGCGCTTGGTTTAACTGATTTTTACGAGGTAATTGACAGAACCATTAGGGGTAAAAACGGCACTGAGTTCAATTTTGTTGGGCTAAAAAACAATGTAGCAAACGTAAAATCATATGAAGGCATCGATATTTGTTGGGTGGAGGAAGCACAAACGGTAAGCTCTAGGTCTTGGGATGTGCTTGTGCCAACTATTCGCAAGGAAGGCTCAGAAATATGGATTAGTTTTAATCCTGAATTGGAATCGGATGCAACCTACCAGCGTTTTATATTGCATAAGCCTGAAAATGCTTTAATACAAAAGATTAATTGGTCAGATAATCCTTGGTTTCCTGAGACGCTAAACATGGAGCGTTTGACGTTAAAAAGTCGTGACCCAGAGGCATACAACACAGTTTGGGAAGGACTTTGCAGGCAGACTGTGGATGGAGCTGTATTTGCCAGAGAAATGCAAATGGCAGAGCTGGAGGAAAGAATCACTAAAGTCAGGTATGACCCTACCAAGCCAGTGCATGCTGTGTTTGACCTTGGCTGGGCAGATTCCACATCCATCTGGTTTGTCCAGTTCATAGCTCAGGAAATCAGATTTATTAGGTACATAGAGGATAGTCAGCAGACTATGAGTTATTATCTGGCACTGATGCAAACCTTTGGATATGTCTATGACACACTCTGGTTACCACATGATGCACAGAACAAAACACTGGCAGCTCAGGGCAGAACCATAGAAGAAATTGTCAGAAATTCAGGGTTCAAGACCAAAATAATCCCAAGAACTAGCATTGTGGACTCTATTAATGCCTCCAGAACCATGTTCAGGAACTGCTTTTTTGATAGGGATAATTGCTATGATGGTTTGCAATGTCTCAGGCATTACAAGTATGAAGTTGACCCAGAGACAAAGGCTTTTAGTAAAAACCCACTCCATGACCAGTATTCACATGGAGCTGATGCTTTTCGCATGGTTGCTTTAGGTGTTCAAGAGACTAGACCAAGAAGACCAAAGCAAGTAAACTATGCACCACCACAATCATGGATGGCACTATAACATGGCACTTGACCCACTAGAAACAGATTATGATCCCATCATAGATGAGGCAAAACAATTCTTGAAGTTTGCTAATGATGCAGACACAATGAATAGGCAGGAGGCTTTGGAAGACCTCAAGTTTGCTAGTGGGGGCGATCAATGGCCGGTTGACCTGCAGAATTCAAGAAACCTTGAGTCCAGACCAGTTCTAACCATTAACAAGCTAGATGGCTATTGCAGGCAAGTCACTAACCAGCAAAGACAGCAAAGACCCAGAATTAGGGTTCATGCCACAAATACTGTGGAAGATGCTGCAGATGCCAAAGTCATCCAAGGCATGGTCAGGCACATAGAAGTTAACTCCAATGCTGATAATGCCTATGACAATGCTTATAACTATGCAGTCAGGATGGGATGGGGATACTTAAGGGTTGACCACAGATATGTAAGGGAAGATTCTTTTGACCAAGAGCTATTCATTGACCCTATTGATAACCCATTTACAGTCTATTTAGACCCAAATTCAATTGCAGTGGATGGCTCAGACCAGGAAAGATGCCTGATTACATCCATGATGCCAAAGTCTGTGTTCAAGGAAATGTATCCAGATGCACAAGACACTTCATTCACATCCAGAGGTACTGGGGATACCCAAAGTGAATGGATTACTAGGGAAGATATTAGAGTTGCTGAATACTTTTACACAGTTAGAGAGAAAGCCAAACTATATTTATTAAGTGATGGCTCTGCAAGGTTTGCTGATACTAAAGACTTTTTTGAAAGAATTGGCAAAGCTGGTCTAGAAATAGTGGATGAAAGACCTAGTGTCAAAAAGACAATCAAGTGGAAAAAGCTAACAGCAATTGAAGTGCTGGAGGAGAAGGACTGGCCGGGGTACTACATCCCAATTGTCCCAGTCTATGGCAGGCATGTAGTGATTGGAGACAAGAGAAAGAAATTTGGCATGGTCAGACACGCTAAGGATGCCCAGAGAATGTACAACTTCTGGGTTACATCCATGACTGAGTCTGTGGCATTAGCTCCAAAGGCGAAATGGGTGATGGCTGAAGGACAAGATGAGGGTCATGAGTTGGATTGGGCAAGTGCTAATATCAAATCAATGGCTACTTTGAGATACAAACAGACAGATATTGATGGCAACCCAGCTCCTCCTCCAATTAGGATGCAACCAGAGCCTCCTCCTACTGGCATATTGACCGCTGCCCAAGAGATCAATCAGGACATGGCAACCATTATTGGAATCTATGACCCATCACAGCAACTCCAGGGCAATATGTCTGGCAAGGCTTTAAATGGTCAGCAAATGCAAGTGGATTTGACCAATTTTGACCTCTATGACAATCTAACCAAGTCAATTTGCCATGTTGGCAAGATACTTTTAGACCTAATTCCCAAGATTTATGACACTGAAAGGGTTATGAGGATTATTGGGGATGATGGAAAGCCAGAACTTTTGACCATTAATCAGCTAAGTGCTGTGGGCAGGGTGCTTAATGATGTAACTGTAGGGCAGTATGATGTGGTGATGGAGACTGGTCCAGGCTACAACAGTAAGAGACAAGAGGCTGTGGATGCCATGATGCCTTTACTTGCCAAGCCTGAGCTATTTAATGTGGCTGGAGACTTGGTGTTTAGGAATATGGACTTCCCAGGAGCTGAGACTATTGCTGATAGACTAGCGGCCATGAACCCACTTAGCCAAATTGATGAGCACTCTGAAATTCCTCCACAAGCTCAGATGATGATTAAACAAGGTCAGGCTCAAGTCCAGCAACTAACCCAACAATTGCAAGCTATGCAACTGGCTATGAAACAAAGACAAGATATTGAGCAAGTTAAGCAACAGGCTGAGACTCAAAGAGAGTTGATGAGACAGACAACCAAAGCTCACAATACAGAATCTATGCTTCAAGCTAGAGTCCATGATGTGAATACCAAGGCTATAACTAGCCAAAACAGAGTAGAAATTGAGGCAATTTCAGATATGTTATTGCATCACATGGATACTGCAAGGCTAGAAAAAGAAATAGCTATGAGAAATCAAGAGCAATATCAAGCAATTGCACAGGCTGACCAGTCCATTATGCCTAATCAGCAACAATAATTGACAGCCTTATGATTTTGGGTTATATTGCCCACAAACCTTACTGGTGAGGCACACCAGGCAAAATACTTGAGGAAACTCATGAGTGATAGACAAGCAAGTAATATAATTACTTCAGAAAATTCAGGTGATTTTTATGCCAACAAACTTGGTTTAGCTGATTCCCCTAGTCCTGAACCTGCAGAGACTCCCTCACCAGAGGTTGAGCAACCTGAGCTGACAGAGACAAAAGAAGAACAGAGTTTACCAGAGGCAAAAGAGGAAACCAAACCAGCAGAGGAAAGTGCTAGAAAGCCCAAACTTGAAAAAAGGTTTGATAAAGTCATCAAAGAAAGGGAACTTGCCAGAGCTGAGGCTCAAAAGGAAAGGGAACAGAGAGAGGCTTTAGAAAACAGGCTAAAGGAACTTGAACAGGCATCTAAGCCACAAGTGGCAGAAAATCCTGATAAAGAACCACAGCCTAGTGACTTTACTGATGCATTTGAGTATGCAAAGGCATTAGCAAAGTACTCTACTGAAAAGGCATTAAAAGATAGAGATGTAGTTGAAAAGCAAAAGCAGGTTCAAGTTGAGAGAGAAAAGATGATGACATCTTGGAACTCTAAGCTAGAGCAAGCAAAAGCAGAGTTACCAGACTATGATGATATGGTTGCATCTTCAGATGTAGTTGTATCAGACCAAGTTAGGGATGCAATTTTGGAAAGTGATGTAGGACCAAAGATTCTTTATCACCTTGCAGAAAACCCAGAGGTAGCTGAAAAAATCAGTGGCATGTCTTTGATTAGTGCCTTGAGAGAGATTGGGAAGTTGGAGGCTAGATTTGACAAGCCTGCTGAAGCACAAAAGCCTGCTGTGAGAAAGAGCAATGCACCAGCACCTATTAATCCTATTAGAGGGGGTTCTAATGTTGAAGTGCCAATAGATTCAAATGGGAATTTTAATGGTACTCCAGCACAATGGAAAGAACTCAGGAAAGCAGGAAAGATAAGGTAAACAATTTTTTAATCTTAAAAGGAAATCAAAATGGCAAATAATTTGCTAACAATATCCAAGATCACCAATGAAGCGTTGATGGTTTTGGAAAACGAGCTCACATTTTCAAGCGAAGTTGATCGCAACTATGACGACCAGTTTGCCGTAGTTGGTGGCAAAATCGGGAATACTGTGAATGTCCGCAGACCGGGTAGGTTCATCGGGACAACCGGGCCGGCTTTGAACGTAGAAGACTTCAACGAAACTTCAGTCCCAGTAACTCTCTCAACGCAGTTCCATGTGGATACACAGTTCACCACAGCTGACCTTGCACTATCTCTTGATATGTTTAGTGACCGCGTTTTAAAACCTGCGGTCGCTGCCGTAGCAAATAAGATAGATAGAGATGGTCTGACAATGGCGGCTCTCCAAACAGCTAATATTGTTGGAACTGCTGGTACACCACCGACAGGACTCATCACTTACCTAACTGCTGGTGCTTACTTGGATGCTGAAGGCGCACCAAGGGATGGCCGTAGAGCATGTATTGTTGAGCCTTTCACATCAGCAACTATTGTTGATAGCTTGAAGGGTTTGTTCATGCCGCAAGAGGCGATTGCGGAACAATACAGAAAAGGTTTGATGGGTCGTGACTCAGCCGGTACAAACTGGAAATTGGACCAAAACGTCGTAAGCCAAACCTTTGGTAGCTACAGTGGTAACACATTGTCTGCTGACACTACAGCTCAAGTTGGTTACCTCTCAACTGGTTGGTCACAATACTCCACAATTCAGATCAAAGCATCATCTTCAAGCACATTAAATGCTGGTGATGTAATCCAAATTGCTGGTGTATATGCAACCAACCCACAAAACAGACAGGCTTATGGCTCTGGCAAATTGCGTAACTTTGTAATTCAGTCCACAACAACAGTTGGAACTTCAGCTACAAACATTACAGTTGCTCCAGCAGTTATCATTGGTGGTCAGTTCCAAAACTCAATCATAATTGGTTCTACTTCTACTACAGCAGTGGTTACACCTTTCAACAACACTGGAACACTATCTCCACAGAATATGCTTTTCCATAGAAATGCATTTACCTTGGCGGTAGCTGACCTGGAGTTGCCAGAGGGAGTCCACTTTGCAGGCAGAGCATCTGACAAAGAAGTTGGACTTTCCATGCGGGTTGTCCGCCAATACACAATTAATAACGATAGTATTCCTACTCGTTTAGATGTGTTGTATGGTTGGGCACCACTCTACCAAGAACTTGCTTGCAGAATCGCGGCTTAACCCATTAATTTAAAGGAAACTAAAAAATGAGTAATCCCGGACCAGCAACCACAGTCACAGCACATCCACAAAATGTAACCACTAATCAGGCTTTGCGTTTGATTGGTGTTGCCAAGGGTGTTAACCTTAATGCTGTGGCTTTCACACCAGTACCAGTTGTTAACTCAACTGCTTATTTGCCAAAAGAAATGATTGTTACCAATGTAAACAATGCAGGCTCTGTAGTTTCATTGTCAACATCAACAGCTTTGGGCATCACAACCACAAATGCTGGATCACCCTCTAGCTTGTTTGGTGCTTTGACAACTGCACAAATCTCTGCATTGTCAACAGCAGTTTTAGGCACAGCTTATGTTGATTCAAGTTCAACTAGCTTGGCTTATAACAACCAAACTTTATATGTTGATGTAACAGTTGCATCTGGTGCTACTGGTACAGGTGATGTATATGTTTATGGTTATGACTTTAGCTAAAAAAGCTAAATAAATTGAAAGGGCTACTCCCAAAAGGGGTAGCTTTTTCTTTTTTAAACAGTACAATTTAATAATCTTAAAGGAAAAATCATGCCCTCAACCACAATATTGCGTGGAAATGTAAATGCATATTTCTTAGCAAATCCCACACTCACTCCATCAGCAGTAACTGGTACTTCAGCATCACAAAGTTTCACAGTACCTGGTCTTTTGACAACTGATGTTACCAATGTTTCATTCAATGGTGGTGCTCAAACAGCAGGAATTGCAATTGCAAATGACTATGTTTCTGCTACAAACACTTTGACAATTCAATTTGTGAACACATCTGGTTCTTCAGCAACTCCAGCATCAGGTTCATATCTAGTTGAAGTGCTTAGAAGTGATGGTCCAATTCCTGTTAATGCAGTCTAATCATGGCAAATACCAGTGTATACAGACCCATAGGGCAAACCTATGCTGTGGCAGTAACAACAACTGCAAGTAGTTCTTTAAGCATTGTCCCAGTTGGCAATGACCAAATTAACTACTGTGCATTTTTGAATACTGGCTCTACACCTATTGCTATTTCAATTGCTCCTTTAAATCCTACAAGCATCACTCCAACTCCAGCAGTATTGCCTACAGCAGGAAACACTAGCACATCATTTGTGCTTGGTATTTCCATGTCTCAGCCTACTGTGATTGCAGTGCCTGCTAATGGATTTAACTTGAGTGCAGTTGGAACAGCAAATACTTTATATGTAATGCCTGTGGCAGATCAATCATGACAAACCAAGTAGCTTTTACAAACACAACTAACACTGTTCCTGTTACTACTTTCTCTACTCAGCCAGTTATAGCAAGTGGATTTGGTACTTCACCCACAATTAAAGGTGTAAGTCCAAATTGTTTTGCTGTGACTGTGGGTTCAGGAGGCGCGGCATCTGGGACACTCACACTCCCTCCAGCTCCAAATGGTTGGATGTGTATAGCTAATGATGTTACCAATGGTTCAGGTATATTTTTGCAACAAACAGCTAGTAGCACCACATCAGTCACAATGACTGGTTATGGAATTACCACTGGACTTGCAACAAATATGTCTGCTGGTGATGTAATTGTTATGACTTGCACTGCATATTGATTATGAGTGCTCCTGCCCTAACATCTGACCAAAATATCCTGCCAGTTCAGGCATATTTTAATTTAGATGGTAGTTTTAATACTTTTATAGGGCAAGGACAGCCTTTTTATGCCACTTTGAACCCAGTTCAGAGTGGTCTGACAATTACAAATAGCACAATAAATAGCTCCTCCATTGGACTAGTTACACCATCTTCAGGTGCTTTTACCAATATTAGCACCACAACAGGATCAATTAGCACAACTCCAAGCAACCCCACAGATTTAGTAAATAAAAACTATGTGGATATGTATGTGCAAGGCTATGCAATCAAGGCTGAGTGCCAAGTTGCAACTACAGGCAACATCACATTATCTGGCTTGCAAACCATAGATGGCTATACAACTTTGGCAAATGATAGGGTTTTGGTCAAAAACCAGAACACATCATCACAAAATGGAATTTATGTAGCATCTTCAGGAGCATGGTCTAGATCAAGTGATGCAAATACTTGGAATAGCTTAATTTCAGCCTTTACATTCATAATGAATGGTACAACTCAGCAAAATTCTGGCTGGGTTTGTACTATCTCTAGTGGTGGAACATTGGGGGTGACACCAGTTACTTGGAGTCAGTTAGCTAATGCGGCCTCTTACTTTGCAGGCACAGGCTTAACTCTAAGTGCATACACTTTTAGCATTACTCCAGTAGGCACAGCAGGCACTTATGGCTCTGCCTCTAGTGTTCCAGTATTTGTTACAAATGCATCTGGTCAGGTTTCATCTGTAACTAATACATCTATAAGTATTGCTCCAAGCCAAATTAATGCAACCATCCCTAATTCTGGATTAACCAATAGTTCAATTACAATAAACGGAACTAATATTGCACTTGGCGGATCAGGTACTATTACTGCTACTGCTTCCAATGCTTTAACAATAGGTACGGGTTTATCAGGAACATCTTATAACGGAAGTACCCCTGTAACAATTGCAATTGATAGCACAGTAGTTACTTTAACTGGCTCACAAACATTAACAAATAAAACTTTAACTGCTCCTGTAATTAGTACAATTACTAATGTAGGGACATTAACCTTACCCACATCAACAGATACATTGGTTGGTAGAGCAACCACAGATACATTAACAAATAAATCAATTGCTGCAAGTACAAATACTATTACAGGATTAACAAATAGTAATTTAAGTGGTACTGCTGGAATAACTAATGGTAATCTTGCAAATTCAAGCGTTACTGTAAACGGAACTGCTATTTCTTTAGGAGGAAGTGGAACTGTTACAGCCAATACGCCCAATTCTGTTACTTTTAACAGTAGTGGGACAGGAGGCACATCTCCTACATCTTTTAATGGTGGGTCTGCTGTAACTGTAAGCTACAACACTTTGGGGGCATCTCCTTTAGCGGGTTCTTCAAGTTTAACAACAGTAGGCACAATTGCATCAGGCACTTGGAATGGATCGGTTATTGGGTTGAGTTATGGTGGCACAAATGCCAATTTAACGGCAAATGCTGGTGGAATTGTTTATTCAGGAGCATCTGCATTAGCAATAAGCGCAGCTGGATCAACTGGACAATATTTACAAAGTAACGGAACTGGAGCGCCTACTTGGGCAACTCCTAGTGCATCTGTAACTATTTCAGATCAAACATTATCATCAAGCACTTTTTACCCTACATTTGTAAATGCGACAAGTGGTACAACTTCTACAATAGATACTAGTTCTACTAAATTGCAATATGTCCCAAGCACAGGAACTTTAACATCTACTGCTTTTAGTGGTTCTGGTGCAAGTTTAACTAGTTTAACTGCTGGTAATTTGTCTGGGACTATACCTAGTGCTGTACTTGGTAATTCTACTGTTTACATTGGAACTACTGCAATTTTATTAAATAGGGCTAGTGGTTCTATTAACTTAACTGGTACAAATATAGATGGAAGTGCTGGGTCTGCAACTACTGCAACAACAGCTACTAATGCACTAAATGTGCAAGTAACAGACAATACATCTAGTTCAAGCACTTTTTATCCAACTTTGTCGCCTGGAACAACTGGATCAACAAACTATGCTTTAGGCACAAGTTCTACAAAATTGAGTTTTGCGCCAAACACAGGAACTTTAACCACAACTGCTTTGGTTTCTACTGGTGGAAGTATAGACAACACTCCGATAGGTGCTACAACTGCTAACACAGGTAAATTCACAACCCTAGAAGTCACAGGAACATCAACTTTGGGAGATGCTTCTACTACTTATATTCAGGTGGTAGGGGATGCTTTTTACCCTGCAATTAAAGCGGCAGGAGGAACAAATACACCTCTTGTACTACAACCTTTAGGAACAGGAGCATTACAAGCACAACAGACTACATCTAGTGCTACAGGTGGTAATGCTAGGGGTGCTAATGCGGTTGATTGGCAAACAAGTAGAACTACTGCGGCACAAGTGGCATCTGGAGCACAATCTGTAATTTCTGGAGGACAAAATAATACTACCGCAGGAACTCAAGCTGTAGTTGTTGGGGGATCTACTAATACTACCAATTATTCTTATCAATTTATTGGCGCAGGAATTAATAATATATTAAACGGAAGTCCTGCGACAGCATCTGCAATAGTTGCAGGGCAATCCAATACTATTTCTGGGGGCTATTCTGGTATTTTAAATGGACACTTAAATACTGCGTCTGGTTATTTTAACTTAGTGGTTGGTGGCGAATCTAATTCTGCTACTTCTAGCTCAACTGTAACTACACAGACAACAACCATAGCGGTAACTGCAAGTACAACTCTTTATTTATCTAGCACCAATGCGTCAATTAAAGTTGGGCAATTAATATTGGGTACTGGAATTACAAGCATATCAAATAGTAATTCAGCAACCTACGCAACATCATCTGTAACAACAGGAACTCCTGCGGTAATGGCAACGTCCACTATCTCAGGTACAACTCTTACAGTAGGTTCTTTAACCTCTGGAACAATAATAGCAGGACAAGTATTAACAGGAACAGGGGTTACTGTGGGAACATACATTGTTTCAGGCTCTGGTTCTACTTGGACAGTTTCAGCATCTCAATCAGTATCCTCTACAACAATAACAGGAACTGCTTATACATTCACAATATCTCAAAACGCAACGACTGCTGCAAATATAACCCTATCTTTCTACACACCTCATGGAGTAGTAGTAGGTGGTGGTAACAATCAAGCTACTGGGTCTTATTCGTTTATAGGTGGAGGAGGCGATGCGGGTACTGCGGCAAATAGGAACGTAGCTAGTGGTGATTGGAGTTTTGTTGGTGGTGGACAAGTTAATCAAGCAACAGGAAATAAAGCATCTATAGTAGGAGGTGCTACAAATATTGCTTCAGCACTTCAAAGTTTTGTTGGTGGTGGTGTTGCAAATAATAATTCTGGAATTAATGCCTACATTATTGCAGGAACTAATAATCAGGCAACTGGTAATAATTCTGGAATTTTTGGCGGTACTTATGCAACAACAAGAGGCATTACTGCTTATGCATCAATAGGTTCAAGTTCGCCTTTGGGAACTACAGTAGGTGCAACTCAAGCTGGATTTTTAGTTATTGCGGGTACAACAACAACGACAGGTTCAATAGCATTGTTGTCAGATGGATCAAGCTCTGCGGGGTCAGGAAATCAATTAGTATTACCAAACGGACAAACTGGCACAGTTACTGTATATACATTTAGAGTATTAATATCAGCCCACAACTCAGCAAACACAACTGATATTGCGGGATGGCAAATACTTGGTGTTATATCTAGGGGTAACGGAGTTGGAACAACTGCTTTAGTTGGAACACCATCTGTAACATTACTGGGAGCTACAACAGGTGCTATATTAGCAGGATGGGGAACAGTATCAAACGTAGCGGCAGTAGCAGATACGACTTACGGAGCATTGCAGATACAAGTTACAGGGGTTGCCTCTACTACAATTAGATGGTCAGCTAGGGTAGAAACTAACGAATTGGCATATTAAGGAACTAACATGGCACTTAAACTAAACTTAGGCACAACTCAATTTGGCGCACCAGCACCAGAGGCTTACGCTAGAGTTACAAACTTCTTTGGAAACAAAGACAATATCCAAGTACAGGTATCTGTGCATTTCTCAAAGGATGCTAGAGATTCAAATCTTAGTCCTGTAAGAGAAGATGCACACTACATTGGACTAGCAGACTTAGCGGGTAAGGGTGAGCTGATGACTGCAATCTACACAGTTCTTAAAACAATGTCTCAATATCAAGGCGCAACGGACGTATGAATTACATTTGGAAAATATTAGAAATAAGTGCTGAAAATGAGTTAATTACTCATGCCAAATATCATTGCACATTATCTGATGACACAAATACAGTAGAAACCGAAGGAAATTGGTTTTTTATAGACCCTGTGATGAATGTGCCATTTGCTCAAGTTACAGAAGAAATGGTAGCAAATTGGATAGAAAATGCTTCTATGAAAGATGGGATAAATGTAATAAAATCAAGACTAGAAGAACAATTGAAATCTTTAGAATTAAAAACTGTTGTACCTCCTTGGAAGCCACAAGTATTTACATTTAATATTTAAACATGGCGCAAACCAATTTCACTTCAATCTATTTATATAACAGCGGAATGGCCAATAATACGCCTCTCGCTGCTAATTTGGGTGCGGGTGAATTAGCTATTAATTACACAGATGGAAAGCTATTTTATAAAGATAATAGTTCTGCAATTCAAGTAATTGGTTGGAAGACAACTCCTACAACTGCTGGTGGTACTGGATTAACTAGCTATACAACAGGGGATTTGCCTTATTATTCATCTGGTTCTGCTTTATCTAAATTAGGTATTGGAACAAGTGGATATGTATTAGAGTCAAATGGTTCTGCTCCTACTTGGGTTGCTCAATCTACTTTGTCTGTTGGAAATGCAACCAATGCAACTAATGTGGGCACAACTGACAATACAAGTAGTTCATCAACTTATTACCCAACTTTGGTTAGTGCTACAAGTGGTAATAATCCAATCACAACTTCAAGCACTAAATTAAGTTTTGTTCCTTCTACTGGTACTTTAATAACTTCTTATTTAACACCAACTAACCCTGTTGGTATAGCTTATGGTGGTTCAGGTTTAACATCTACACCTTCAAATGGACAAGTTGATATTGGAAATGGCACAGGATTTACTAGAGCAACTTTAACTGCTGGTAGTGGAATTTCTATTACAAATAGTTCTGGAAGTATTACTATAACTAATAGTCAAAATACAGGGCCTGCTTTTTTTGCTTATTTAACTACAAATCAATCTATTACAAGTGGTTCTTTTACTCTTGTAGCTTTAAATTCTGTTTCCAGTCCAGGATTTGACACTAATAGCAATTTTAATACTTCAACTTATTTATTTAAACCTACTGTTGCAGGATATTACCAAATAAATGGATCTGTAAATTCAGCCGCATCAAGTGGTGTAAGTAGATTAATTCCATTCATTTATAAAAATGGTAGTGTTTATGCTCAAGGAAATGATTTTAGTTCAGTTCCTGCGTCGGGAGGGCAATCAACAATTTCTACTATTGTTTATCTTAATGGGTCTACCGATTATATTCAACTTTATACATATATTAATGCTGTATCAGCCGCAATACAATCAGGAAGTGCTTATACATTTATGTCTGGCTCAATGATAAGGACATCATAATGAATTTAATTGAAAAAATAATAAAAATTTATCCCTCATTATCCATAAATGATTTTTTTCCTTTTTCTGGAACAATAATTATTCAAAATGATGGAAATGGAGATTATATTAAAAGTTGGTCTAATTCAAATGCAGAACCAACTTTACAACAACTAAATGAAATAACATAATTGAGGTAAAAAATGACAACAGTTGCTCTTTCTCCTTTAGCTGGTGTTGGATGGCAATTTTTTGATAATAATGGAGTTCCTCTTGCTGGAGGATTACTTTATACATATTTAGCTGGGACTACAACCCAAGTTGCAACTTATACATCATCCAATGGTTCTGTAGCTAATTCAAATCCTATTGTTTTAGATGCAAGTGGAAGAACAACTAATGAAGTTTGGTTAACACAAGGAACAACATATAAATTTGTTTTGCAAACATCTTCTGCTGTACAAATTTGGTCTAATGATAATATTAGTGGAATAAATGATTTTAGTTCTTTAAATGCTGTAAGTGGTGCATCTTTAATTGGTTTTAAACAAGGCAATAGTTCATCTTATTACACAGGTGCTAGTAACAGAACAGTAGCATCTAAATTACAAGAATCTGTATCTGTTTTAGATTTTGGTGCTGATCCAACAGGGACAAATGACTGTACAACAGCAATTCAAAATGCTACTAATACTGGTCAACCTGTATTTTTTCCAGCAGGCACTTATAAAATGCTTTCTTCAGTTACTTACACAGGAACTGTTGTTTGGTATGGTGTAGGTGCTGAATCTATCATCAAAAATGATTCAACTGTTATTAATGTTACTTCAGGTAGTAACTCAAGTATTGATAACTTGTATTTGCAAAGCATTACATGGCCTTCAATCATTAGCCGCAACACAACAACCTGGGCTACTAATCCAACACCTTATACATCAAGTGCTGGTAGTCATGCAGGGTATCAGCCAACAGTAAATGATTCTGATCTTTCTCCAACACCTACTTACACAACAATTGGACCTGTAATTTATTTTCAACAAAATGCAACTAATATTTCTGTTAGCAGAATTTATGGTTTATTTGTTACTATTAATGTTTATGATGCAATTTATTCAACTGTAAGAGATTGCACATTCCAAGGTGGTGCAGGAATTGGTGGTATTGTATTTTGGAATATAAACAATCAGCAAGGAGAAAGAAACTCTGCAATTAATAACAACATCACTTATGCAAGCTATTCAGGAATTACATTTGCAAGAAATTTTGATGGCATAGCACAAGGAAATATTATTTCTTATTGTGGTGAATCAGGTATTAAAACATATCAAGGCACAATTAGTGGAACAGATGCTAGGTGTTACCACATGCAATTTATTGGTAATACATCTATGTACCAATACTATGATGGATTTGATTTTAGTTCTGATTATCCACATACAGGAACAATAGATTCTCGTCATCAAATTATTGGCAACATGACCTATGGCAATCATGGAGCAGGATTTTATGCTGATGGTTTAAACAATCAATTTATTGATAACAATGCTAGAAATTGCCAATCAACAGGCATGGCTTTAGATTTTAACAATTCAATTATTTCAAATAATTATGTGTATGGTTGCAATGCTTCTAATACAGCAAGTGGAATACATCAAATTTCAGTTAATTACAATTTAAACACAATTTCTAATAATTACATTGACCAAACTTCTGCGATAACAAATGGTTATGCTATTTACGCAACTGGAAATAATGTAGTTTCTAATAATCAAGCATTGTATGGAACAATTTTTCTTGGAAATGCAAATTCAGTTACAGCTCAAACATTGGGTAATGTAGATTCAGTTTATGGAATATCAGGTTCATTTACTCCAACAATTACTGTTGGTAGCACATTACAAACTTCTTATAATTTACAAGAAGGATTTTATACAAGAGTTGGACAAAGAATTTTCTTTGATATTACTATTCAATTAAGTGCTTTATCTGGAACAGGAAATGTTGTTATAAATTTGGCAAATATGCCAGATGCAACAGCAAGAGGGTCTGGTATTTATGGTGCAACAGGAGCAATATTAGGACAAAATTGTTCTTATACTGGTGTATTAACTTGGTTTATTAATGATGGTACAAATTATATTTCTTTAGTTACTGATACAAATGGAACTCAAACATACATTACTAACAGTAGTATAAGTTCATCATCTAAGTTTTATATTTCTGGTAGTTACTTAGCCTCACAATAAGGATAGAAATGACTACACCTAATGACATAATTAGTAGAGCATTAAAAGACATTGGTGCTTTAGAGGCTGGTGAAACTCCAACTGCTGAGGCATCTCTAGATGCTTTTGATATGTTGCAAGATATGTTAGACCAGTGGTCTAATGAAGACATGATGGTGTTTTACAAGAATGAAATCATATTTCCTGTTGTTTCTGGACAAACTCAGTACACCATCGGCCCAGGTGGTCAAATTGGTGCTATCTTTACTGGAAGCATTACTGGTAATGTTCTCACTATTACTTCTATCCAGTCTGGGGGTATTTCTCTTGGTCAAACTCTTAGTGGAACTGGCATTACATCAGGTACAACTATTGTTCAAATGCTCACAGGAGCAGGAAACAATGTAAATGAGGTAGGCACTTATTTATTAAATAAAACTTATTTAAGTCCTATAACAAGTGAAACCATTAATTCTTATTATCAAAGACCTTTGAGGTTTAATTCTGCTTTTGTGAGAATTAATACTTATTCAAATGGTCAGCCTATAACAAATGGTGGTTTGGATTATCCTGTTTCTGTGTTGAATGTAGAACAATATCAGATGATTGGGTTGAAGACATTAAATGGGCCGTGGCCGAAGGCTGTGTACTATGAACCCACAGAAACTTTGGGGAATGTGTACCTGTGGCCGAACCCCAGCCAAGGGGAAATGCACATTTTTGTAGATCAACTTTTCCAAAGATTTACAACACAGTTTGATAATATCAATTTGCCTCAAGGTTATAACATGGCTCTTAGGTGGTGTTTGGCAGAAAGGCTAATGCCAATGTATGGCAAAGCCTCTCCCACACAAATTCAGATGATTATGAAGTTTGCCGCACAAGGAAAGTCAACAGTAAAGAGAACAAACATGAATCCAGCTATTGTTTCCACTTATGCAGACTCACTTTTGGTTGGAAGACAAAAAGATGCAGGCTGGATACTTTCTGGGGGGTTCTTTAGATAATGGCTGATTTTGGCTTTGTCGGCCCCTCCTATGAAGCGGCCTCCATCTACCAAGAAGCACAAGAGTGCATTAATTTCTATCCAGAGATTGATCCTTTAAAGCCTCCTGGCAGTAGAGGTGTGGTTGCCTTGTATCCAACTCCAGGACTTACTTCAATACTTCAACTTAATAATGCTCCAGTAAGAGGAATGAGAACTCTATCAGGAGGTAAATATTTAATTATTGTTTGTGGTTCATCTGTTTATTCAATTACTTATTCAAATGGTTATGTCTCAACTCAAATAGGGACATTAACCACTTCAACTGGATATGTTTCTATAACAGACAATATTATGAGCAATACAGGTTTAAATGCTTATATTGTTGATGGGGCAAATAGATATTATTGGATTGCATCCACAAATTCTTTTAATACTTTGCCAAGCACAGATGGTCCTTGGCAGGGGGCAAATGTCTGTGATGTTGTAGATAACTATATTATTTACAACCAGCCTGGAACACAGAACTGGGCGGCCACAGACTTGGGGTTAGTCACATCTACTAATGCTTACTATGGCACAAAAGATGGTGCTCCTGATCCACTTGTTTCACTTATTGTTGACCATAGACAAGTATTTTTACTTGGTGAGTTTACTGCTGAAATGTGGACAGATGTAGGAAATGTAATACCTAACATTATCAGTTTTCCATTTCAAAGGGTTACAGGAACATCTGTACAGCATGGCATTGCCGCACCTTTTAGTGTTGCCAGATTTGGTGAACAATTTGCTTTTGTAAGCCAAGACTATAGAGGTCAAAACATTATTGGAGTCATGCAAGGTTATTCTTTTAAGAGAATAAGTACCCATGCTGTAGAACAAACTTTAATGAACCAATACATTGCTGATGCAGTTGCATATACTTACCAGTTAGATGGACATGAGTTTTATGTAGTCACATTTCCAACTATCAACATTACATGGGTTTATGATTTAAATTCTGAAATGTGGCATAAATGGCTATCTTGGGATGGAGTGCAATTTAATAGACATAGATCAAATTGTGGAGCTATTTTTAATAATGTTTATTTGGTTGGAGACTATCAAAATGGTCAAATCTACCAATTAGACAATGCTGTATATACAGAGGCAGGGAATACCATTAGAAGGCTAAGAAGATGTCCTCATTTGGTAATTGATTTGCAAAGGCAATATTTTGCTGAATTACAAATTCAATTTCAGCCTGGTGTTGGATTAGAAAATGGTCAAGGACAGAATCCACAAGCTATGCTTAGATGGTCAAATGATGGTGGTTCTACCTATTCCAATGAGCATTGGTGTACTATTGGAGCAGTTGGAAAGTATAAAAACAGGGCAATTTGGAGAAGACTAGGTACTGCTAGGGATAGAATTTATGAGGTTAGTATTAGTGATCCAGTAAAAGCTGTGATTATTTCTGCTAATTTGAAAGCTGAGGAGGGTGAAAACTAATGGCTACTTCAAGCTCTAGTGGAAATATACTCTGGCCGAGAGTTCCATTCCTAGACCCTACCTCTCAACAACCAGCTTTGCCTTGGTTATTGTGGCTTCAAAGCCCTAATTTTGTTAGTCTCAAGACTGGTGCACAAACAATTCAAGGCAACCAAACCATTACTGGAAATGCTGTAGTGGATGGAACTTTTACTGCTTTAGGTGGTATTTCAGGGGGTACATTTTGAATTTAGCTGATATTTTGAAAGCAAATGAAGGTTTGATGGAATTTGATCCTCAAATTGTTCACCATTTTTCTGATGGCTTGTATGCCAAGCAGTTTGTTTTGCCCAAAGACCACTTTATTGTCCAACATGCCCATAAATACAGCCATTTAAGCCTTTTGGCTAAGGGAAAAGTGATAGTAAGGACTGACAACACAGAAGAAATGTATAGTGCTCCTTACTGTTTTGAAATAAAATCAGGGATAAACCATTCTATTCAGTCCTTGGAGGATTGTGTATGGTTTTGTATTCATGCAACAGATGAAAAAGACCCATCCAAAGTGGATGAAGTTTTAATTCAAAGGGGATAAAAATGCCTATAGGACTTGGAGCAGGATTAGCAATTGCAGGAGGATTGGGACTTATAGGGTCTATGAATCAAGCAAACGCGGCACAAAGCGCAGCACAAACACAGGCAAATGCTTCATTAGCAGGGCAACAACAGTTGCAACAAAACTACCAGCAATTGTCTCCTCAATTTCAGCCTTATTTACAAGCAGGAAATCAAGGTTTAGCTCAGTTACAGTCTCAACTTCCTAGTTTGACACAGGCTTTTGGACCAGAGCAACTTAAAAGCAATCTAGCTCCTAATTATCAGTTTATGCTCCAACAAGGTTTGGGTGCTCAAAACCAGGCTTTAAATGCTGGAGGTGGTGGTTCAAACATAAATACAGCAGGAACTAAGTTTGCAGAAGATTATGCATCTAATGCATATCAGCAGGCTTTTAATAATTATCAAGCACAGCAATCTAATATTTATAACAAACTAGCAAACATTGCAGGAATAGGTCAACAAAGCCTGGCTAATCTTTCTAATCTTTCTACTGGAAATGCTACAAACATATCTAACTTGGGGGTTGGGGCGGCTAATGCACAAGCAGCAGGCACAGTAGGAAGTGCTAGTGCCTTGGCTGGTGGTTTAAATAGTGTGGGTTCTAATTTAACTTTGGCATCATTGTTAAATCCAGCTAACCAAGCAGGAGCTAGTTCTGTAACTCCTGCAAATATGGCAGGATTCCAAACTCCTTATCAAGCACCAAGTTATCAAGTAACAGCACCACAACCATATAACCCAACTTATTAAGGATAAATATGGGTATTCAATCTTTTCAAATAGCAACACCAACTCCTATTCAAACAAATCCTGTGCAGGGTAATTCAATTGCACAGATGGTGAACGCTGCCAATGGCATCCAAGCCTACAAACAAGCCCAACAGTTAAATCCTTTGCAACTTCAACAAGCTCAAATGGCTATTGAGCAAGCACAACAAATCAATCCCTTAGCTGTTAAAGAAGCTGAAGCAAAATTAGAAACTGCTCAAACTGGAGCACAACAATCAAAACAAAATTATCTTGTTTCTGGTGAAGATTATGCAAGAAAAATGATTAATGCTTTGCCTCCAATTGATGATTATGTAGATAAAAATGGTGAAGTAAATCAAAAAGCATTAACTAGGTCTTTAGACATTGTTAGGAAAAGCACTGAGGCTGTAGGCTTGCCAAAACATCCATCTAACTTGCTTGGTCAGTTAGAAGATGCAGTAACCAAAAAAGATTACAACAGATATGAAGAATTAAGAAATAGAGTTGCTGGAAGTTCTGCATCACCATCTGAACAGTTTGCATCTAAGTTTCCTAATGTCCAATTTCAAAATCTTGGTGGAACTGTTCAGCCAGTCACTACAGGAAATCCTAAAATTGCTGAAACTGCACCAGGTACTAAAATTGGAGCTGGTTTACCAATTGGTCCAAGTCCAATGCAACCAGGTGTGACAACTGTAAATGGTATTATTGGACAGTATGATTCAACTGGTAAATTTGTGCCATTTAATGTACAGCCTGGTCAACAACCTGGCAATCTTTCTATGCCAGGCATGGTGCAAACTCCTGCTCCATCTGCAGTTGGGCAAAATAAAATGCCATCAATTGTAAAAATTGACAATTTTTCTGCTCCTGGTCAACAAAATACTCAAGAAGCTGCTAGATATCAAATTGGTGCAGATGATTTTAATAAAATTCAAGAAAGATCAACTCTTGCTCAAGAAAGTTCATTAGATGCGTCAATAATTAAAAAATCATTAGCTGCTGCATCTGGTGGTAAACCCGGTCAAATAATGAGAGATACTGGTCAATTTTTGTTTGGAGATGCAAAGAAAGATGAGTTAGTTAAAACTTTAGCTCGTAATGCAGTTAATCAATCGGCATTAATGGGCGTAAAAAACCAAACAGCAGAAGGAGATGTAAAAACTGCCAATGGTTCAGAACAAATTACTGCTGAAGCATTAGCTCACATTGTTGAACGTATTGAATCAACAAATTTGGCTGCTGAAAAATACAATCAAGCCTTAATAAAATTACAAGAAAAACACGGAAAAGACAAAGCATATTTAAATAATGATAATTTTAAAGCTGCATGGGCTAGTGCTTATAACCCAATTGCTTTTATTATTCAAAATACAAATCGTCAAAATATTCCACAAAAAGACAAAGATAGAATAATTGATTATTACACTCAAGATATGAGCCAAAAACAATTAGATGCTTTACATAATTCACAAGTAAGATTAAAACGTCTTGAACGTGGAGATTTTTGATGGCTATATCAACAAGCCCATATGATTTAGACCCTGATGTAGCGGTCATTAAAAAACGTATGCCAGTAAATATACCTACTGGTAAAAGTTCAATGTATGGTAAAAATCCTAATCTACAACCAGATGAAGAATATAGTTACGATACTGATCCAGATATAGTTGCTTTAAAGAAAAGAAAAGAAATATCTCCAGAAGAATTAGATAAAGGTGGATTTTTGCCATCTTGGTTAAAAGGAGCGGGAGAAGCAGCAGTACACAGCATAGCTTCAATTGCATCTGTGCCTGTTAGCGCAGCTGCTGGTATTTACGGAACTTTGACAAGTGGTAAGTTTGGTACTCAAGAAGGTATCCAAGCTGGTAATGCTTTGGCAGCAAAAGTACAACAAGCAATGCAAAATGCTGGTACTCAACCGACTACTGAAGAAGGTAAAAATTATTTAGAAAATTTACAATCTGCATTTGAAACTTCAAAAATACCTTCAGCTGCACCTGAATTAGCTGGTTTAACTGCTGAACGCCAGATGGCATTTAAATCAGGAATTAATGCAAAACAACAGTTAAATTCACAATTTGCAAATATTAAAGCACCTAAAATTAAAATTGAAACTGTGCCAGGTTTAAGAAGTGCAGGAGCTGCAGCAACAGAAA